TTGAGTTGGTAGAGACCGTAAAGGAATCTGTACCTGAGTGCTATTGGGACGCAAACGACTAAAGGAACGGACCTAAAAATCCAATTACTTTAGGAGTAAAATTATGTCTACTATCACTTATCGTGGTATTAAGTACAACCCAGAAGCATATAAAGCTGCTGTGTTGGCAGAGCAAACCGCAAGTCGTAACCACAATCTCATGTATCGTGGTATCAAAATCGAACGTAAGTTTGCATCACAAAGTTGATAATTAACGCACTTAACTTTTCTGAGGGTTGCAAGACCCTCTTTTTTTATGCTATAATGATATGAGAGTAATAATTTTTTATGGAGAAAGAAAGACTTAAACTTATTGTCCGAAATCTTGAATTGCTTGTTGATTCTCTGAAGGCAGAAGTTTATTCTGATAGAGATGATAAAATAGATTGTGATTCAGAATATCATAGGTATACTGAAGATTACGATGAAGTCTTTGAGGAAGAAAATGACTGAAACAAAAAAAGCAAAGGAACTTGTAAAATTGCTTGAAAGACTCATAGAGAACGATTATCTCTATAGTGAAGAAAGTATCAAAGAAATGAAATCACAATTGCGTTCGGTAAAACAGCAGATTGTTGATATAGATAAAAAGAACTCAAAAGGATTTGGAGCATGAATGTAAAATTGATCAGTGTTACACCTGATGCAGAGAAAATGATGGGATATGTGGCACGAGTGTCAAATCCTTCTAATCAAGAGAATCCAAAGGTTGCTGGTCTTCTTAAGTATTGCGTCAAACATCAACATTGGAGTGTATTTGAGCAATCATTCATGACTCTTGAGATTGAGACTACCAGAGGACTGGCGGCTCAAATCTTGCGTCATCGGAGTTTTACATTTCAGGAGTTTTCTCAGAGGTATGCAGATTCGTCAATGCTTGCCGATACTATTCCTCTGTTTGATTTAAGAAGGCAAGATACAAAGAATCGTCAAAATTCCATTGATGATATTGATCCTCATACTCGTCAAAATTTTGAAATTAAGATTCAAAAGCACTTTGATGATGCTATGCAATTGTATCAAGAAATGCTTGCTGCTGGAATTGCAAAAGAATGTTCGAGATTTGTGCTTCCTTTGGCAGTACCAACTAGAATTTATATGAGTGGTTCATGTCGTTCATGGATTCATTATATCGATTTGCGTTCTGCTCACGGAACTCAAAAAGAACACATGGACATCGCAGAAGCATGTAAGAGTGTTTTTGTAGAACAGTTTCCAACAGTAGCAGAAGCTCTGGAATGGATCTAAATATTTTTATACTGAATTGATAAAATGGCAACGTATCCGATTATTAATAAAGAAACTGGTGAACAGAAGGAAATAGTTCTGAGTATTCATGAGTGGCCAAAATGGTGCGAAGATAATAGTGATTGGATTCGTGATTGGTCTGACCCATCTACCTGTCCTAGACCAGCAGAAGTTGGTGAATGGAGAGATAAACTTGTCTCAAGAAATCCTGGATGGAATGAAGTTTTAAACAAGGCATCAAAAGCACCAGGTTCGAAAGTAACTAAAATCTAATGGCAAGAAGAAAAAGAGCATCTGCGAATGATCAACCCATTGGAGTTGGTCTTACAACAAAGCAGATGAAAAGAAAGAAACCATTAAGTTCTGGATACTTAGTGGATATAGACCCACTTAATGATAATCAGAAAAGACTGTTTAATTCTTATAAAGAAGGAAAGCATTTAGTCGCATATGGTTGTGCAGGAACAGGAAAGACCTTTATAACCCTCTTTAACGCACTTAAAGATGTATTAGACGAGAATACACCTTATGAGAGAATTTACCTTGTGAGGTCTCTTGTAGCAACTAGAGAGATTGGGTTTCTTCCTGGTTCTCATGAAGATAAGGCAGACATCTACCAAATACCATATAAGAATATGGTAAAGTATATGTTCCAGATGCCTTCTGATGCTGATTTTGAGATGTTGTATGGTAATCTTAAATCACAGGAATCAATTAAATTCTGGAGCACATCATTCCTTCGTGGAACGACACTTGATAATGCGATTGTGATTGTCGATGAATTTCAGAACCTGAATTTTCATGAACTCGATAGTATCATTACGAGAGTTGGTGAAAATACCAGAATTTGTTTCTGTGGTGATTCTCGACAGTCAGATTTAAATAAGGCAAATGAAAGGAATGGTATTGTTGATTTTATGAACATCTTGCGTAAAATGCCTTCTTTTGATATAATTGAGTTTGGAACTGACGATATCGTTCGATCCGGTCTAGTCAAAGAGTATATCGTCGCAAAAATAGAAGCAGGTTTTTAATGTTTAATCATGTTGATTTGAATCTTCCTCAACTTGAGAGGGAGACTATTGATGGAGTCAGATACTATTCTGTTCCTGATGAAGAAGAACTCTTAAAACTAGTTTCTATCACTTCGGTGACGAGTCATTATAATAAGGAGACTTTTATAAAATGGAGAAAAAGAGTTGGTGATGAAGAAGCAAATCGAGTCACAAAGGCGGCAACACGTCGTGGAACTGACTTTCATAGTCTTACTGAGTGTCACCTAAAGAATGTAGAGTTACTAAAAGTTCCTCCTATTTCCGATTTTCTATTTAAGATTTCTAAGGGCACTTTAAAGAACATTGATAATATTCATGCTCTGGAAACTTCCCTATATAGTAAGCAGTTAGGAATTGCTGGAACCGTCGATTGTATTGCAGAATACGAGGGTGAATTAGCAATAATTGACTTCAAGACTTCTAAAAAACCGAAACCAAGAAATTGGATCGAAAACTATTTCGTACAATGTGCAGCATATGGTTGTATGTTGTATGAAATGACTGGTATTCCGGTCAAAAAATTTGTAATCATCATGGCTTGTGAAAATGGAGAATGCGTCGTCTACGAAGAAAGAGACAAATCAAAGTACATCAAACTTCTTACCGAATATATTAGAAAGTTTGTTACAGATAAATTGGAACTCTATGGAACCGAATAAGGAACTAGAAAAGGTATTAGCAAGTAAATTTCTAACACCTTCCAAGTTTGCGTTAGAAATCGAAAAGATTGTTGCCGAAGAAAAAATCAACTACATCGATGCGATTGTTCACTATTGCGAACTTAATGAACTTGATGTAGAATCAATTACTAAACTTGTATCAAAACCACTGAAAGAAAAACTGAAGTGGGATGCCACGAGACTTAATTTTATGAAAGCAACTTCGAAAGCAAAACTGCCTTTATGAAAGTGACCCCATTTGATACCTACCAACATTATTTGTCACTCAAAAATCATTTTACGAACCCAAAATACGACTTCTTCCGATATGGTGCGAAGACCCGTGCAAGTGTCTCTTCATTCAATAAAAGAAGAGATAAGTATTGGTTCGAGAAAACTAGTCGTAAATATAATGATGAAGAAGTTGTAAAATTTCTTGTATCTAATTTCGCATACGCCAACAACCCACAAAACTTATGGATTGGAGAAATTATCAGTTCTGGAGAAAGGACTTACGCAGACTGGACAAAGAGACAACAGAGTTTGACTTACTTGTTCAAAGAACAAAGCAACGAATTACTCTCGAACAACGAATTAGAGAATCTATTCAGTTGTTCGAAAGGTCATCCAACAATCTTAAAAAGATTTCTTGGTGGAGACATAAGTCTTGAAACTTTTGTAATCTATGATAGAATATTCTCATTCAGAAAGAAGTTTGATAAGAAACTGAAAGATCCTGTATGGGAAACCGTAAGTTTAAAACTCCAAAAATATTCTCCCTTTCTAAATATTGATGTGTTCAAATTCAAAAAAATTTTAAGGGACCTTGTAGATGAGTGACTTTTTTGATTCTGAAATCATTCAGGAAGAACTGAGTGAAATTAATGAAATGCAAGAAAAAATCTATGAGAGTTTTATTACTTTCGGTAGAATGTCCCGTGAACAAAAACTTGAGCACGTTGAAATACTTTCATCCTTGCTTGAAAAACAGCAAGTGATGTATACTAGACTATCTCTTTCCGATGACCCAAAGGCTATCGAGATGAAAGAGAATCTACGCAAATCAGTTTCAATGATGGGTTTCCCACCAGAGACTGATATGATGACTTTATTCAGTAGTATGAATGCTACAATCAAATCTCTCAAAGACTATATTGACGACTGAGAGAATTTCTGCTATACTATCCGAGTAAATCCAAAACATCCAAACAAATCTAAGGTAATCTAAATGTCTTTTGCTGATCTTAAGAAGCAATCCAAACTGGGTTCTTTGACACAAAAACTGGTCAAGGAAGTCGAAAAAATGAATAATGCAGGTAGTTCAGGTGATGAACGTCTGTGGAAACTAGAATGTGATAAAGGCGGCAATGGTTATGCCGTTATTCGTTTCCTCCCTGCTCCTGAAGGTGAAGACCTTCCGTTCCAGAAACTGTACTCCCATGCCTTCCAAGGTCCTGGTGGATGGTACATTGAGAACTCTCTGACGACTCTGAGTCAGAAAGACCCAATGTCAGAATACAACACGATGCTGTGGAACAACGGCACTGATTCTGGTAAAGAGCAAGCACGTAAGCAGAAACGTAAACTGACTTATGTCGCAAACATCTATGTCGTAAAAGATCCTACCAATCCTTCTAATGAAGGTCAGGTAATGCTTTACAAATTCGGTAAGAAAATCTTTGATAAGATCACTGCCGCAATGCAACCTGAGTTTGAGGACGAGGAAGCAATCGATCCGTTTGACTTCTGGCAGGGTGCTAACTTCAAACTGAAGGCAAAGAATGTTGCCGGTTATCGTAACTATGATTCTTCAGAGTTTGCCCGTCAGGATGCACTTCTGGAAGATGATGAAGCAATGGAAGCAATCTGGAAGAAAGAGTATTCTCTCGAAGATTTTGTTGCTCCCGATCAATTCAAGTCTTATGATGAACTGAAGAAGCGTCTTGATTATGTTCTCGGCATTAAAGGAACGACTAAGTTCCAAGACCAAGAATCCGTTCAGGAAGAAGAAGAGTTCCGTCAACAGAATCGTGCAGAATCAGCACCTTCAGTTCCTCAGTCAATGAAAGAAGAACTGACTGACCTTTCTTCTACTAAGACTGATGACGATGATGATACTCTCTCATACTTTGCCGCACTCGCAGCAGACTGAGTTAGTATGAGGTTGTGACTTTGGTATTCTCAGTTCTAATCAGTGATTCGTTCACATACTCTGAGGATAAACCATAAGTCATAATCTCTCTCATATCATTTAAAAATTGTTGTAAATATCCTTGTTTCAGTAAAAAGATCGAGGATTTTTTATTGTTTTTAATTGTTTCATATTCCCAGTTTGATACTCCTCTTCTTACTGAAATACCAGATACAGAAACTTTAACACCATTATCACTATAATTTAAAGTAAAATCTTCATTGACATCTTTACCTGCCGGAAGAATTAATCTACCATTCGAATCTTTGACTTCTTTAGTTTCATAATAATTAATATCAGATAAGTTCTCTACACTATACTTATTTTCTGCATACTTATATAATTGGTAATTAGATAAAGGCCATTCATCTCTTACATTAATAATACCGGCAGTCATTAAGACTACCCAATC